AATCAACAAACAATTCAAATGGGTTCAAGTGATGAAATTGTTCTGAATTACTTTGGTAACGTACAGACATTCACACAGGTCGATTTTACTAATGGTACTTTCGATTCGTGGATGAACATAGTTACCCAATCTAACTCTTCAAACCCATGTCAAGAAATAACACAAATCGTTACTAATAATACAAATGCGGTAATAGTTCAAAATACCATCACAGTAATTACAAATATAATGAGTGTTTTGGGTGGAGACATGTTACCACAGGCACTATCTTCATCAGGTGTCCCCGTGGCGGAGGCCATTGATAATGCATCAAAAAAGAAAAGAAAGAAGGGGAAGAGTAATAGTAAAACCAAAAATTCTAAAGAACAATCCATCGGATCCAATAATAAAAACGAGAATAGGGGTGAATCTAACAATAGTTCTGAACAGTCTAACGAATCAGGTTCTAATGAAACTAACGGTAGTCAAGGTAACACTAACGAAAACGGTACATCGACAGAAGGTAGTGAAACTGCGACTGAAGAGGAATCAAAAGAAGGTGGGTTAAGTATGTCTTTGGCAAATTCAGTTTCGAATGCAATAGATGGAGGGGAGTCGGACAATAAAAATAGAGGTTCACTAATAGCATCAGGGGATATCGTGGTTATTGATAACCAAGACAATTCAAATGGTCGACAAATAAAAGTGGTAGGATCTATTACAAGCGCAAACACAAAAAAGAGTAGAGTTCAAGGAGCATTATTTACATACACAACCGTAACTAACGATTTTAGTTTAACTTTCTACAAATCATGGATAAACCCAAATAGGACATTTAATTTAGTGGGGGCAAACACCACAATGACCAATTTTGATCAAAACCATCTAAATACAACCACTGTTTTAGAATCGTTTAAGTTTGGTAAAAAGAAATTTACGGGTATGGTGGGTGCTAACTTTACAATAGGTAAATTAGGTAAAAGAGAATTACAAAATCTATCTGCAGTTAGTGGTGTTCATAGAAACTTCAGAGTAACTCCGAAGATTACAACATCGGCACTAATATTGGGTGTGTATTCTCCATTCACACAGTACTATGAGGGTCAGTGGTGGGACCCTGGATTATTAATAGTACCATTTAGTTCTTGGGATATTCAAATCACAAAAACATTTAAATATAACATCAGTTTTACGGGAGTTTGGCAATCGGGAGGTAATGCATTAAACTATCAAGTTCTGACTGGTGGTAAAATCAGATTTTAATTATGAAAAATTTACTAATACTCTTACTATTCCCAACCCTATTATTTTCACAGGTTGATTGTTATTCTATTAAATCAGTAACCACTGAAATTGAAATGGAAGAAATCAGTAAAAGAAGGATTACATTCGGTATAAAACAGATGATGGAGGATATTATCTCAGATAAATACGATTTATGTATGAATGGTAAACCGATTGATGTTATCGTACAATCGATAGAGTCTCCCCAAACAGGGATCCAACTTGGTCCATGGACGAAAGTAAGTAAAAAAACAATTGTTACTTTACTAATCTATATGGACGGGAAATTGATTGAGGTGGAAGGAAGGGCCAAATCTACGGTAGAGTCCACATTTATAGATTTACAAAATGATGATATACCTTTTGATAAAACAACCTTTTCATCCGCTGTTAAGAAGGCAATAGAAAAGGGGATATAAAAAACCCCAACAAGGTTTGCTGGGGTTTTAGGTCTATACTGGTTTCAACACCAATAATTTAACGAGAAAAAACGAAAAGGTATTCGACAAAGAGTACCTTTGATGTATAAATATATATATTTTTTAAAAAAGTCAAGTTTTTAGTTAAATCAGGGGAATATTTTTTGATAATTCCATATTTCCGTCTTTAATTTTTAAGATGAAATCGGAATTCTCCGTTATCTCACCTTCTAAAATCTTATCACTTATAAAATCCTCACACAGGTTTTGTATGATTCGTTTTATTGGTCTCGCACCATACTCTTCTTCAGAATTTCTATTTAAAACTTCTTGACTTACACTACGATCAAATTTTATTTTGTAATCACTCTCGATAAGTCTTTTTGATAATTTATTTAACTCGATAGTAATAATTTTTTTAAGTGACTTATCTTGTAGTTTATTGAATACAATAATATCATCGATTCTGTTTAAGAATTCAGGACTAAATTTTTGTTTCAATGATTTTTTAATGATTGAGTCTTTTACTTTGGCTCTATCACCGTCAGATGTAAAACCTACACCTCCACCAAAATCAGCAACTTTCTTAGCACCGACATTAGACGTCATTATTATCAAAGTATTAGTGAAATTTACTTTCCTGCCAAATGAATCTGTTAACCTACCCTCATCCAATATTTGAAGTAGGATATTGAAGACATCTTTATGTGCCTTTTCTATTTCGTCAAATAACACAACTGAGAATGGGTTATTCTTAATTTTTTCGGTCAACTGACCACCTTCTTCAAATCCGACATAACCAGGAGGAGATCCAATTAGTTTGGAAACATTGTGTTTTTCCATGAATTCACTCATATCTACCCTTATAATCTTGTCAGGATCTCCAAATAAAGTATTGGCCAATGTTTTTGCTAAGTGTGTTTTCCCCACACCAGTAGATCCTAAGAACATGAAAGAACCAATAGGTTTATTATGACCCTTAACACCAACCCTATTTCTTCTTATTGATTTGGATATAATCTCAACGGCATCGTCCTGACCAATAACATTTTTGGATATTGTTTTCTCTAAAGACAGTAGTGATTTAGTTTCCTTGGTGTCTAATTTATTAATCGGTACACCTGTGATGTCGGTAATAATATTATAGACATCATCAACAGAAATAGGTTTCTTATTTAGTTGTTGTTCTTTATTCCATTTTTTCTTTTCATTATCTAATTTCTTGAGAATCTTTCTTTCTTGATCTCTAAGGTTTGCCGCCTTTTCGTAATCCTGATTCTTTACAACTTCTAATTTCTTAATTCTAATAGATTCACAACTTTTTTTCAGTTTCTCTATCGATTCTGGTATCTTAATATTTATTTTTTTCTGTGACCCTAATTCATCCAAAACATCGATGGCCTTATCAGGGAATTGTTTGTCTGTAATAAATCGTTTACATAACTTCACAATGGTTTCAATTACGTCTTTTTGATAATCGACTCTATGATAGTCCTCATAAGAATCTTTTAAATTCTTTAAAATATCGATAGTTTCTACCGTTGTCGGTTCTTCTAATATAATCTTTTGGAATCTTCTTACAAGAGCACCGTCCTTCTCAATATTTTTCTTGTACTCGTCGAAAGTGGTTGCCCCTATACATTGTATCTCACCTCTTGCAAGTGCCGGTTTAAGTATGTTAGCGGCATCCATAGAACCTGAAGCATTACCCGCACCAACCATGGTGTGTATCTCATCAATGAAAATAATCACATTAGGTGCGTCTTGTAATTCATTTAAAATTACTTTAATTCTTTCCTCAAATTGACCCCTATATTTTGTTCCCGCAACTAAAGACGTTAAATCCAACGACATAATCCTTTTATCTAAAAGATTGGTAGGACAGTTACCTGCACTTATAAGTAGGGCTAGTTTTTCCACTAATGCAGATTTACCGACTCCCGCTTCACCAACAATGACAACATTGTTTTTCTTTTTACGAGATAATATTTGTGCAATACGATGTACCTCTTTATCCCTACCAATAATAGGATCGATATCCCCATCTAATGCTAATTGTGTTAGGTCTCGTGAAAAATTATCTAAAACTGGCGTCTTACTACCTTTCTTACCTCTTTTACTTTGGGACTGTGTTCCCTCTTCGAAAAAATCTACTGACATATATTAAAAGTGTTTTAAATAAAGATACATAAAATTGTTCCAAAAGTCAAATGATACCCCATATGATTTACTACTTGACAATATGTCACGTATAACAATTATATTTGTGACAGAATGTCTCATTTATGGTATTGGTATTCATTTTGTTCTTATGTGTTTAATAAAAAAATTAAAAAATTAAATTATGATTTTATTTAGAAACGATCCATGGATCAAATTTGTTGATGAGTTTTTCGACTCTAAAACTGAGACCACACAAAGTGGTCGTGTCAATGTACATAGACATGAGGATGAGAATAAGTATGAATTACAATTTCTTGTTCCGGGTCTTAATAAAAACGATATCAATATCGTGGTTGAGGAAGACTTACTTAAGGTCAACTATAGTAGAACTGAGGATTCGACTGACTATATGGGTTCATTTGAAAGAACTTATACTTTACCTGACGATATTGATGAAAAGAAGATTGATGCTAAAGTTAAAGATGGGATACTCTATATAAATTTCCCTAAGAGTAAGAAAAAAACTAAACAAAGGACTATTTCAGTTTCATAAATTAGACCCCCAATTAGGGGGTTTAATTTTTATTAGATATTTATAAGATACATCGGACTAACTTGACTTTGTCTGTTTAAATTGTTATATTAAAATTAAAATAATAAATTATGGCAATTACATCAGAGAAAATCAACGGAAAAGAGATTCTTGTAGAGATAGAGTCATCTAATCTAAAGTCCGCATCTTACAATACGGAAGATGAAACATTAAAAATCACTTTTAAAAGTGGTGTTGTTTATGAGTATTATAAAGTTCCGTGGGAAAAGTTTACGAAACTTAGGATGGCGGAATCACAAGGTAGATTTTTTAATTTAAACATTGGGAGATCTTATGAGTACAAGAAACTGTAATGGAAAACAATCAGATTGTTGATGAACTAATTGAGGAAATAGGTAACAATCAAGAGATAGTCAAATCTTTTGAAGTAAGGGATTCATTGTCTAATGACATTTTTGATGTCAAAGATGGTGAATTTTTTATGCATGACGAAATAAGAAAAAAACTTATGGATGTTACGGAAAAATTCATGGATTACTTAGATATAGAATTTTTCATACACGATGTAATTTTAACAGGGTCACTCGCAAACTATAATTGGTCAAAATACTCGGATGTGGATTTACACATATTAGTGGATTACGATGAGACGGATTATAATTTAGAACTTCTAAAAGGTTTTTTTAATAGTAAAAGGAGTCTTTGGAATAAACAACATGAAATTTTAGTTAAGGGTTTTGATTGTGAAATTTACGTTCAAGATGTGAATGAACCACATCACGCTTCAGGTATCTATTCTGTATTAAATGATGAGTGGGTGGTAACCCCCGTCAAAACAGTACAGTCAATTGATAAAAATATGATATTAAAAAAATCAGAGGATTTTGAGGATAGAATCGATGATATATCGGAAAGGTTCGATAAAGGGGAGGATGTTTTAGAAGACATAAAACTCCTAAAAGTTAAACTAAAAAAGTTTAGACAGAGTGGTTTGGATGACGGTGGTGAGTTTTCTTATGAGAATTTGGCATTCAAATTATTAAGAAGAAATGGGTATATAGGAAAGTTGTTAGATATCCAAACTAAAACCACAGATAAGAAATTATCTATAGAACAATAGAGATCAATATATTTTTCTCGATATTGTTGTATTTATAGTATAAGAATAAGTTATAAATAATTATTTAAATATGTCAGATCTAAGACCATTGGGTAGTGAAAAATTACCTGTAGACGAAAAATTAAAAAGAATTATGGAGATTGCCAATTATGGTATGTCTCAAAAATCCAACATTACTGAAGGAAATTCTACTAAGTCAGTTCAATTCATTAAAGAATCATCTAACGGTGTGTACGGTATAGTAAAAGAAAAAGAAGGTTATTTCGTAAAGAAAGGTCTTACAGAAGGTTCTTTAGATTATATCGGAGGTATTTTTATGAAAAATAAAAATAAATTCAAATCATACTCTGAAGCATTAAAAAGATTAGAACTCATTAGTGGACAGGAATCGTTAAACGAAGCAAAAAAATACGTATTAAAGACTAAGGACTCACAACCTGTGGCCGATGCTCCTGTAGAGGATGTACCCGCAGAACCTGTGGCCGATGCGCCTGTAGATGATGCACCTATAGATGATTTACCACCAGCAGATTCAGGTATGGAAGACGAAATACCGTCTGATGAACCTGCAATGGAACCTGAAGGTGAAGAAGGTGAGGAAGAAGGTAAGAGATCGGACTATATGGCCGACATTCAAAAATTCTCAGGTAAATTAGGTCAAGCGTTAAGAGACGTAAAAGAAAGAATGGAAAGTGATGACATCAAGTATGTTATCAATATGGTTCTTTCAGCTGTCAATATTGATGCATTAGATGATGAGGATAAAGAAGAAATTGCGGAAAGGTTTGAACCTAAAGATGAGGAAGGAATGGATGATTTTTCAGGTGAAGAAAAAATGGATGATGTCCCATCTGAAGACTCAGACATGGAAGGTGAATTACCATCTGACGAAGAATTAGATGAGATAATGGATAAATTAGAAAGTTTTGTCGACGCACCTATTGAAGAGATGGGTGACTTACCTGAATCAGAAGAATTGGAAGAAAAAAGAATTGAAGATATTGCAGATCTAAGTGTTAGACATGAAGAGGTATCTGAAGAAGAACAGGACGTAGAACTTGACTTAGATGAACTCAAAAAGGAAATCAACAAAAATGTTGATGACACTTTGAGTAAATACTTCAAGTAAGATGAGACTTATCTATATCAATGAAATAGGTTCTGACTATAAAGGTCAGAAACAATATGAATTTATTTTTAGTGACCAACTTGAATTTGATATAGAGGAATGGTATCATATACCCGCATCCACGTGTACAGAAACACTATCTCCCCATTTAGAATATATTAGTTTAGTTGGTGTCCTTAAAAATAGTGACATTGATTTAGATCTAATACAAAAATCAGATCACTTTGGTGTAATAGACGCTGTAGATGGTGTCATTTCATTAGGGTGGGAAAAGTTTGATTTCGAGAGTGAGTTTGAAAGACTTACTTTTTCATTTGGTGAAAAAATAGATAAGGTTAGTGAAAAAATAGAATCGAGAGGTTTTAAACTAATAAAGGAAGAATTAAATTATAATACAGGAATATGAAAAGAAACGTAATAGTATCAAAACTTTTAGGTGAGGGTTTCACTGAGAAGTTCCTATCTAAACTAACAGATAAACAAATTACTGAATTATCTAATAGAATTTTATCTGAAGAAACTTTGAATATACCTAAGGACGATACACAAGGTGTGGAAGATGCAAAAAGAAAAGGTGAAAAATTTGTTACCTATGAAGAAGAAACTGAAGAAGACGAAGAGTTAGGGGAAGAAGAAACAAGTATCGAAGAATGGGTAGAAGGTGTGGTTAAAGAAAACTATCATACAGAGGTTACCACTAAAAAGGAAATATATGAGATGATTGGTGCACTTTCAGACTCACCTGACGCATTAGCCGCGGCTCAAAATTATTTTAGTGTGGATGAACAGTCACCTGAACCATCTAAACCAGATACTGATACACCTGTAAGAGAAAAACCAACTACAAAACCAGGTAAACCAAAAAGAGAAAATCCTTTTGAACCGAAACATAAACCAAAACCTAAGGCTAAATTACCAAAACAACTAAGTTTTGATTCTATTGGTCTTGATTTAAAAATGGCCGCAGAATGATTAGTAAAAAAGAACTATTAGAAACTATAAAGGGTTTAAAAGAAATGCCCGTAGATTACGGAGATAGTCCCGAAAGAATGACACCTGACGTGGAAGATAAATTGGCGTCGAGAGAAACACCCTTCAAAGATAACCCATCATTTCCTGAAGAACCACCAGAGGGTGTTGAGTCTAATTTTGAAGAATTATTAGCGTCTAAGAGATTTAAAGATGTTGTTGCAAAAGTAAAAAGATATACGGGTGAGGAAGGTAATGTAACAGACCAAAACGTACTAACTCAATTAATGGGTACTATGCAACGAACATTGATGAGTGTTTTACAATTTGAACAAAACAATAAAGAATATTTAGAGAACTTAGCGGTAGAACTTGTTAAGAAAGAAATGTCACTACCTGAAGACACACTACAATTCGATGCGAAATTAGTTGGTATAGGTGGTATAGATTCGGAAGGTTTTTCTAAGGAATCGGAAGATCCAAGTGAAGAAGAAGTAGAACAACAATTTGGTGTAAACCCTGAAGAGGCTGAAGATGGTTTAGAAGACTTTATGGATGCAATGGAAAAGTTTGATCAGGAAACCGCAAAAAGAAGATTCATAAACGCTTTAATACAGGGAGCATCCAAAAAAGGACATTATATGTTTGAGTTGGTTGCAAACGAATTAACTGAAAGAGACCCAAACATCGTAAATCAATACGGTGTATTAATGTCAGTTAACGATTTACTTTATTGGGTATTACCCGACGGAATGATGGAAATGGGAATGGGTGATGGAAAACAAGCCGGTAAAGAGGAAATTGACACAGAAACCGATCCACCTACAATTATTGCAAGGGCGGTATTTTTCCCCGCATTAATTCATGAAGTAATTAAAGGGGTAATGGAAATTATGGGTACACAAGGTTTACCCGATGATCCAAGATCTGCAGAAATGGTTATGAATAAAACAGATACTTTACCTTCAGAAATTTGGGATTTAAGATTAGGTCCAATTATTTGGGAGAAGTTTAGATCGTCTTATCCTGACAGATTAAACCAAGAGGATATGGTACACATTCAAAACTATCTTTTCTCAAGATTTTCTCAATTAGATGCTGAAGAATTCTTCAGAGTTGCTAAAGAGATAATGAGAGGTTCGGCGATGGGTAAAAGTATTTTAGGTAACATGGTAGATCAGATTATTCAAGATTTACAAAATGAAGATTACGAAGAAGACCAATATAATAGAGAAAAAGAGGATGACGATGACGATGGTCTCGGAGGATTCTTAGGGTCATTAGGGATTACATTTTCTCCTGAAGACGACAATTAAATAACACAGATTATAAGAAAGTGGTCAATAGACCACTTTTTTTGTATTTATAGGATATGGATAAACATAAACTCATACAGTTAAAAGAATATGCGAAGATCATGAAAGATACTCCGTATGCACTTAAAACATATTTAACCACGTATGATAATACACAAAAGAAATATGTACCATTAGAGTTATTTCCAGACCAAGTTGAATTAATTAAAGACTACGACAAGTATAATGAAAATATAACTCGTAAGTATAGACAGGCGGGGGTATCTACTGTAACCGCAGCTTGGTTATCTAAACGTATACAAACCGCGAAACCCGAAAACCCAGAGAGAATACTTATCATCGCCAACAAGAGAGATACTGCGATAGAAATGGCTAATAAAGTTAGAGGTTTTTTAGATCAATGGCCAGAATGGATTAACGTAGGGTTTTCACCTGATAAAAATTCTGAAAGTAGGTATCGTATGAATAACGGATGTGAAGTTAAGGCGGTTGCAACATCTGCCGATGCACTTCGTGGTTATACACCAACAGTATTGGTTTTTGATGAGGCAGCATATATTGAAGCGGGAGAAGACTTTTGGGCGGCTTGTATGGCCTCCTTATCTACAGGTGGTAAAGTAATACTTATATCCACACCTAACGGACATGACCCAATTTATTATGGGGTATATGATCAGGCGTTACGAGGTATGAATGATTTTAAAATAACCGATTTAAGATGGTTTAAAGATCCAAGATATGCCAGTGACTTAAAATGGATTAAAGTAGACGATATCATACATTATATGTTGAATAGAGAACAATATAATGATGATGAAATAATTTTAGAACAGGGTTGGGAAGGATATGAAGAATTACTCGAGAAAGGATACAAACCGTACTCTCATTGGTTTGAGAACATGGCAAAAAAATTCAAGTATGACAAAAGAAAAATCGCACAGGAATTGGAGTGCGACTTCCTCGGTTCTGGTGATGGTGTTATCCCAAATACAATACAAGACAGGATAAGAAAAACCATGATAAAGGATCCAATGGAAAAATACATGCAGGGTACTTTTTGGTTATGGAAGGAACCTGTTGAGGGTCACAGATATATTATGGGTGTCGACGTATCACGTGGAGATAGTGCGGATTCATCATCTATATGTGTAATTGATTTCGATGAAAACGAACAGGTTGCGGAATATGTGGGTAAGATCCCACCAGATGATTTAGCATCGATAGTTTATAAGTGGGGCACACTTTACAAGGCGTTTGTCGCTACAGACATAACGGGGGGTATGGGTATTGCAACATCACGTAAACTACAGGAAATGGGTTATAAAGATCAATATATTGACGGGGTGAACTCAAATAATATTTGGCAATATAATAAGAAGGCACAGGAAAAGATACCTGGTATTAATTTTAATAACAAACGAACACAAATAGTTGCATCTTTTGAAGAAAAACTTAGACATGGATTTATAGTTAAGTCATCTAGATTATTAAATGAATTAAACACGTTTGTTTATATAAACGGTAGGCCTAACCACATGAAGGGGGCACATGATGACGCAATCATGGCGATGGCCATTGCAATGTATGTGGGTGATATATGTTTCACCCAACTAAAGAGAAACGATAGTGCGAACAAAGCAATGTTAGATTCATGGTTACTTTCAGAGAGAACTTATGAAACAAAAAAATCTTTCTATTCTCATGGAACTGCGTTCGATGCTGTCGGATCTATGACTACTGACGGACAACCATATAACCCATCTAATCAAAATATCAGTAAGGACCAATACATGGAACATAGTTGGTTATTTAGTAAAAGAGGTTATAGATAATTAAACAGGTTTAAAAAGTGAAAAAAATTTCGTATATTATAAAGACTAATATTTATTAATATGGCAAAACAAAATATGACAGTGTATCAAAGGTTAACAAAGGTTTTCGGTTTTACCGCAGACCAACCTTCGAAACCCCCACAATATAAATTTGATAGAGACCAACTATTAAAAACAGATAGTAGAGAAGATTATGAAAAGGAACTTCTCCAACAACAACAATCTCAATATATTGCAGATAAGTGGTCTAAATTAGATCAATCATTATATAATCAATCGGTTTATTATGAACCAAATAGATTAGCGGCGTATTATGATTATGAGTCTATGGAATTTACACCCGAAATTTCCGCGGCTTTAGATATATATTCTGAAGAATCAACAACCCTTTCAGAAAAGGGGGATATACTTACAATTTATTCAGAATCAAAAAGGGTAAAAAACATACTTACAGATCTTTTTGAGAATATATTAGACGTAAACACTAACTTACAAATGTGGTGTAGAGGTTTAGGTAAGTATGGGGATAACTTCGTTTATTTAAAAATAGATCCTGAAAGAGGTGTAGTTGGGTGTCAACAATTACCTAACATAGAAATAGAACGACATGAAGGTGCAGCGTCCAACGTACATAAAGCGGAACCATCGTCAAATGTCACAATGCCAAGTAGAGAACTGAGATTTGCGTGGAAAAATAAAGATATGGAGTTCCAAGCATGGGAAGTCGCACACTTTAGATTATTAGGGGACGATAGAAAATTACCTTATGGTACGTCAATGTTAGATAAGGTAAGACGTATATGGAAACAATTACTACTTGCAGAAGATGCAATGTTAATATACAGAACATCAAGAGCACCTGAAAGAAGAGTATTTAAAGTATTCGTAGGTAACATGGATGATAAAGATATTGAATCTTACGTACAACGTGTGGCAAACAAATTCAAAAGAGATCAGGTTGTTGACCCACAAAATGGACAAGTAGACATGAGATACAACCAAATGGCTGTAGATCAAGATTACTTTATTCCTGTTAGAGATCCGGGTCAAACTTCACCAATTGAAACATTACCGGGAGCACAGAACTTAGGTGAAATTGCAGATATTGAGTACATTCAAAAGAAGATGTTAGCCGCTCTTAGAATACCCAAAGCATTCTTAGGATTTGAGGAAATCGTTGGTGACGGTAAGACATTGGCACTAATGGACATACGTTTTGCAAGAACTATTAATAGAATTCAAAAATCCTTAATTCAAGAACTAAACAAAATTGCATTAGTTCATCTTTACTTATTAGGTTTAGAGGACGAGTTGGATAATTTTACATTATCCCTAACTAATCCGTCCGCACAATCTGATTTATTAAAAGTAGAACAATGGAAAGAAAAGATAACACTTTATAAAGATGCAACATCAGATCAATCACAGATAGGTATACAACCTGTTTCACATACGTGGGCTAAGAAAAACATCTTAGGTATGAGTGATAACGATGTGGTTCTTGATTTACAACAACAAAGACTCGAACGTGCACTTGGTGGTGAATTAGGGGCTACACCTAATATTATAAAAAGAACAGGTGTGTTTGATGAAGTTGATAAGAAGTATGGTATACCTGAGGAGGAGAGACAATCTATGGACACTTCAGGATCTGTTGGAGGAGATGAAATGGGAGGTGCACCACCCCCACCCGCAGGAGACATAGGCGGTGAAGAACCTTTAAGTGAAGGGGCTAAAAAATCAAATAAATCTAAAATATTAAGTATGTTAGGTGATGAATCACAAGATTTTGATGATCTTTTTGATGTTAATAAGGCACAACAGAATATTTATGAAGTAGAGAATAAACTCAAAGACATATTAAACGACTAATTATGGCAACATTCGGGAACATTAAAAATAAGATTTTAGTTAAGTTGACTGAATCATATGGTAAAAAGGATTTTAAGAATAACCTTAATACATATTTTAAACCTATAACTAAGAATGATACACTTAAAGAGATGTATTCATTATATGAGGAATTGGAAGGTAAAACTTTTGAGGATAAGGAAACCGCAACATTATATGTTGAGGAATTATCAAGAATTTTAAAAGAGAAGACTTCTGAGATACAAACAGATTTAAATCAATTAAATGAAACCTTATCTAATGTAGAATCTAAAAGTAATGATTTATACGAAAGTATTGATTCTTTATCTACACCAGATAATTTAAGTAATATCTCCGATAAGGTCATTGCTAAAAAATATTTAGTTGAACATTTGACAAAAAATAAAAGTAAAGAATCACTTACTGTAGATGAAGGAGTTAACGAATCATTACTAAATTCTGTCTTAGTAAATAACTTTAATGTTAGTTTTGATAAAACATTAAATGAAGAAGAAAAAGGTAGATTAAAAAATATACTATCCCTCAACCAAGAAGATTTAGAAACTAAATTTGAAGAGTTGACAGAAAGTATTAAAGGAAAATTAGATTCAATAGTAGAATCGGACGCAGAGTTTAAATCGAAATCCATTGAGGTTAAGACCGAGATTAATGAAATGAATCAAAGTAAGTATAACTTATACAGATTAGAAGAGTTATTTAATAACTTGTCAGAATAATATTCCTTTACGGCAGCTACCTTAGAGGTGTAAATCCCTGTTTTTGATACATCAAAGTCTCAAATGGGGATTTTTTATTGCTCATTTTCGTCTTTCAGTCTCTGTATATATACCGCCTTTTGTTTTTGTAGTCTTTTCTTAACAGATGGTTTAGTGAATTGTTTATTATCCCTGAGTTTGTTGATCTGTTTTACGTTTCTTACTTTTCTACGTAATTTCTTTATCGCTTTCTCAATACCACCTTTGTCTACTTTTATTATTAGCATATATAATTTTGTATATTAATAAATATACTAGAAAAATTTGTTTTTCCAAAGAAAATTACTTATATTTTATTAAACACCATTAAAAGATTATAATAATGAATTAAATGAAACTAGGACGTTACATCCCATTAGGGGATCACAAAAACGTTAAGATTGGATATGGGACGATAAACCATAAAAACTTAAAGACAATTTACCTCTCTTTAAACTCTTGGTTAGAACCCAAAGAAATATGTGAGGATTACGACGCAATATTAAGATCGTCGAAAAACAAAATAAAAAGATTAGTACACAATTTAGGTCACGGACTTTTTAGATCAGAATCGATTGTTGATTTAGATGTAAGAACTAAAGGTATAAAAAAAGAAAAGAGATCTTTTATGAATTTAGAAGTTACTCTATACACGTTAAAACAAGTAAACGTAAAGGATAAAGACTTGAAAACAGACATGTATGGTCTATTGTGTGAGATCATAGATACTTGTTTGGATAACGAATTATTATACAATTTCCACAAAAAGAAAAAATAAGTCCGTTTTCCATGTATTTATAGTAATAAAACTACAGATACATGAAAGTATTAGGACCAAAAGAAACAGGTAAAGGAATATTAATAGAATATGACGCGGGATTTATTTCTCCTAAAGAGAATAAAAGTGTTATATCGGAAATGAAGGGAATTGATTTCTCTGAAGATATTATTCTTTATGCTGTTCTACAAAAATATGATACCCCGAATAAGAACGGGAGAATCTATCCAGAGAGATTACTCAAGAGAGAGATGGAAAAGTATCAAGAAATAATTGGTAAGGGTTCAGCATTAAATGAACTAAACCACCCATCATCTTCACTTATAGATTTAGATAGAGTTTCACATACGATCACCGAAACTTGGTGGGACGGTAAAATCCTTATGGGAAAGATTAAATTACTACTTTCTCCGGGTTGGAAGAAATCAGGTATTGTAAGTACAAAGGGTGATCAAGCAGCAATGTTACTAATGAACGGTGTTACCTTAGGTATATCGTCAAGAGGGGTAGGATCACTTAAATCAGTTAAAGGTCAGAATATAGTACAGGAGGACTTTGAGTTGGTTTGTTTTGATTTAGTATCATCCCCATCAACACCTGGTGCATATGTATTTCAAGACCCGGGAGATAGGGAAAAGTATGAAGAGTCTATTGAAGAACAACCTATTGTAGATGAGAGAATGAGTAAACTTATGGGTAATCTCAATAATTTCTTATCTAAATAATAAACTTTTCTTTGATTACTATATCACAAAAGTAATTTTTTCTTAATTATCAAGTATTTATTATTAAACTATATAAAACAAATGAGTAAAAAATCCATTTTAGAACAAGCATTGCTTCAAGTACAAGATCTTGAAGAGGCAGTAAAGGCAAACGCAAAAGGTATACTTGCTTCAACCATGAAGGAAGAACTAAACGATGTCCTGAACGAATCTATGGAACAAGAGGAAGTTGAAGGTAACGAAACTCCTATAACAGAAGACGAACAAGATATGCCAATCTCGGAACAAGGAATTGAAGACGAGGAAGGAAATGATGACGAAACTTCGATAAACGACGAGCCAGCAGACGACGTTGATCCAGACGCAGAAGATGAAGAAGGTGAAGACGAATCAGACGACGAATTATCAATAGATGATGAGGACGAAGATTTTTCATTACCAATGGATTCTGAAGAAGAAGGAGAAGACGAAGTACTTGACATGACCGACGCATCTGACGATGAAGTATTAAAGGTATTCAAATCAATGAAACCTGAAGACGGAATTGTTGTAAAACGTGACGGTGATAATGTTGAACTCGAAGACGGAGACGACGAATACATCATCAAATTAGATGACGAAGAAAGTGAAGTCGAAGAAGAATACAACGAAGAGGTATCAGAAGAAGAAGTTGAGGAATCAGAAGTATCTGAGGACGAAATGGAAGAAGAGGTATCTGAAGAGGAAGTATCTGAAACTGATGACACTGTATACGAAATTGAATTAGAAGACGTATCCGAAGAAGTTTCCGAAGAAGAAGAAGTTTCCGAAGAGGAGGTATCTGAAGAAGAAATTGACGAATCAGAAGTATCTGAGGAGGAAGTGGAAGAAGAAGTCTCTGAAGAGGAAGAATCTCATGAAGAGGAAGTCGACGAAGCTGCAAGAACAAAATCCAATGTACATGGTGACAAGGGAGGTGCTAACAGAGCCGGTATTAAGTCTAAGACTAAATATAAGGCAGGTGCAATCAACGAAGAGGTTGAAACTTTAAAGAAACAAAACGGTGAATATAAAAAGGCGTTAGTTTTATTTAAAGAGAAACTAAACGAAGTTGCTGTGTTTAACGCTAACTTGGCATACGCTACAAGATTGTTTACAGAACATTCGACAACTCGTCAAGAGAAATTAAATATTTTGAAAAGATTTGACTCTGTCACTTCTTTAACGGAATCTAAATCCACTTATAAAGTAATAGAAGGTGAATTAGGTTCAAAACAAAATGTTACTGAATCGGTTGCAAAATCAATCGTTTCAACTCCGACATCATCCTCATCTCAAGAAGTACTTTCAGAAACAAAAGCATACGAAAGTCCACAGTTTAAGAGAATGAAAGATTTAATGTCAAAATTATAATAAAATAAATAAAAAAAACTAAAACTCAAATTTAAAATGGGAGCATTATTAGAAAGTGGTATGGTTGGTAACATCGGGTTAAAACACCTAAGAGTTATCAAAGAAGATACCATCAAAAAGTGGGATGACTTAGGTTTCTTAGAGGGACTTAATGGACATCAAAAAGATAACATCGCTCAGTTGTATGAAAACCAAGCGTCTTATCTAATTAACGAAGCTGCTGTGTCTGACTCATCAGGTTCATTCGAAACAGTTGTTTTTCCAATCATTAGAAGAGTATTCTCTAAATTATTGGCAAACGATATCGTTTCTGTACAAGCTATGAACTTACCAATTGGTAAATTGTTCTACTTTGTACCTAAAATTGCCGAAAGAGCTGGCGGTACAGGTCATACAGCACCTTACGCATCACCAGGTCAGGACGCAAACGGAGATTTTTCAGGAACTAACCTTTATGATAGATTTTATGAAGAAGGTGATGACGCTGCTGAAGGTATCTACGATTACTCAAAAGGTAAGTTTTCAGAACAAACATTAACAGGATCTGCAATCGTTGTATTTGACGAAGGTATTGCTACTGATTCTGCTACAATGGCTTCAGGAAAACAATCAAGTGTAATTGTTAAGTTTGGAGGGTTCTCTAAATTAGGATCAGGTAAACTTGCGGGACCTAACGGTAACGAAATGGATACTGAAGAATTTTTGGCATCATTAGATATCAAAAATGCCGATATTAAAAGTGGAGCATTACCTTTTAACGTTGTAACTCAGAAATACGGAAGTGGTATTGTTGAGTACGGTGCTAAAGGAACAGGTGCAGCAGGTGGACAATATCCAGATATCGTTGATAAAGATGGTGTAATTTACTTACAAATAGATCTTGAAGACTATACTGCGGCAAGTGGTTACACGAAGTTTGATGCGGCAGGAACTGAAGCGGCAACTAATTTTGAAGGAACTTACAGACAATACGCTACTTTAGAATTCGAAGATGAAATCGGAGAAGTATCTTTCGATTTAGATTCTGTAACAGTTTCTGTTACTGAAAGAAAACTAAGAGCTAGCTGGTCTCCTGAATTGGCTCAGGATGTATCTGCTTTCCATAACATCGACGCTGAGGCTGAGTTAACTGCATTGTTATCTGAGCAAATCGCGGCTGAGGTTGATAGAGAGATCTTAAGAGACTTAAGAAAAGGTGC